CGGCCTGGTAGTCAAAGGTCTTGCTCACCATGCTACCGCCACTATTGCGGAAGGTCACTGTAAAGCCAGTTCTGCTGATACTGCCGACCGTGAAATAGTCACCCGTCGCCATGTCCTGCGCGGTGATACCCACGCTTGGCGTGCCGTAGAACGCTGTCGGGAATGTGACTGCATACGCTCCGGCGCCGCTGCTCAGGTTGCGTTGCTGCTCTGTGCGCCGCTCAAATTGCGTGATCACGCCCAGTTCCTCGATCACCACGTTCTGCGCCGCGTTGGTGGTAGTGGCCACAACCTTGAACTGGAACCCGCGCCCACGGTGGGTGTTGTTCACAAACGGCTGCCAGCTTGCCCAGGTCGGGGTGCCAGACGGGTTGTCGCCAGTGGTCCTGACAAACAGTTGGCAGTTGGCCGCGCCAAGGTCATCACCGTCGATGTCATCCCACAGATCAATCAGGTCAAGACGTTCGTCCCATGTGTTGCCCGGCTCGTAGGCGCGTGTCTTAAGGATCTGCTGCAGGCCAAGGTCGTAGGTGGCGCCAAGGTCCAGCGTTTCGTAAAACTGGTAGCTGCCCTCACTGGCTGAGCCGCCGATGTAGTCGATCAGACCAAGGCCGTCCCAGTTGTTATCGGTGGCCATGTCATCGACCAGCTCATCAGCCGCCAGCACCAGGCCCACCTCGGCCTCGTTGTAGTACAAGTTCGTACCGGTGCCATTGAACGGCGGGCTGTTGTCTTCCTCTCTGTATTCCTGTACCAGCAGCAGGTCCTGAGGGGCTGGCAGGTCAACCACGACTGTGGCCACGCCTGATGATTCATTACCGAGCGAGTCAAAAGCGCGGATGAAGTAGGTGCCCTCAAGCAGTGGCACGATCTTGCGGGTGCTGCTGCCTGCAACGGCTGGCACGATGTCGTTCGCTTTGCCCCATGTCGCCGTGACATCCGTGATAGGCGTGTGCCTGATGCGGATCTTGCCGCCGATCTTCACGTCCAGGTCAACCGCCTGCGGCCAATACAGCTCAGCCGTGTGCTCGTCGATTGGGGCGATGAACAGGTCAGGGATCGTGGCGGGTGGTGCGGTCTTACCGATGGCGTCGAAGGTTTTGACGGCCGGTGTCGAGCGCTTGCTGTTGATCGCGCCCAGTGCTGTCACCTCGATCTCGTAGCGGCCGACGTCGCTGTTGGCAATTTCGAAGTCAACCGAGCGGGTCGTATTTGCCACCCAGTTGCCGTTGTTGTACCGGTAGCGCACCTCATAGCTGAGAGCACGAGCAGCAGCACGCCAGCCGATGATCAGCTTCGACAGCACCTGCCCGTTGCTTTCGTACAGCACCTCATTGACGCCTAGGTTGGTTGGCGTTTCGGGCGGTTCGTTCAGGTCTGATACGTCGCGCTGGCTTAGGGGGATGTCCCGCTCGATGTAGTCATACTTGCTTGGGTTATGGGCAACAGCCGTGACAGCAAAGGCGTCGCCTTCCTCCTTGATCGTCAACACCCGCCACGTTGACATCGCAACAGTTGAATCGCCAATGGTCCACGGCGCACCAGCAACAGGCGCTGCAGTCAAGACCGTGCCAGTGCTGACTGAGTTGCCCACAAGCGTTGAGCCTGCAACTACAGCCAAGGTGCCACCAGGCAGCAGCACGTTCAGGGTGAAGCTAGGCGGTGGGCCACTCGGGAACAGTGCAACGTCATCGCGGTCGAGCTTGACCACTGTCGTTGTTGAGCCACTTGTGCAGCGGCCGGAGCGCACCACACCAGCACGCACAGGATCACCGATCTTGATCAGGTCACCAGGCCGCACCGTGATGCCTGCGGCGATGTCCGTCTTAAAGCTGACGACCTCAGTTTCGTTCTGTTCGGTGTATAGCAGCCATTCGCCAACGCGGCGGGCCTGGTTCTGGCTGGTGCAGGCGAACGCTGAAATCTCCGTTTTGACGACACCAAACTTGTCAATCCCTGCTTTGTCTTCGACCACCTCATAGGCAAGGTCGCGCAGGTTCATGTCGAAATACTGCACAACAGCGACGGTGTGCCGTGTTTTCAGGCTGCTACCGCTGTAGCTAAATCCCTCCTCGGTGACGTTGGTCTGGTTGAAGATGTAGCTGTAGTCCTGCGGCCGATCCTGCGCGATCTCAAGCGTGCCATTAGCCCAGAACGGCATGGCGCGAAATACTGAGCACAGATCGCTGATCAGCTTGAACGCTTCCTGCTGCGTCTGAATGACGACGTTGCATGAGAAGCGCGGCTCCTGGCCTGTTTTGCCATCGGATACAACCTCAGTGCAGTATTGACTGGCGGCAAGGAAGCTCCACTTGTCGAGCTGCGTCGCGTCGATGTGATCACCAAACCCGTAGCGGGTGCTGGTCAGCAGATCCCACAGGATCCACGCAGGGTCTGTCGTCCACTGTGCTGCACCGAAGTTGCCTGACCATGTGCCCGCATAGATCAGACGGCCGTTGGTCTGGTTGACGGTGGCATTACTAGGGATGCGCACCTTGAGGCCACGCAGACGGTACGAGCGCGAGGGAATGCTGTTGAACTGTTCAGCACTGAGCTTGACCGCGAACAGTGCACTGTTGGGATAAGTGGTCTTGGCGTTGATCTTTTCGGTGTAGTCGTACCAATAAAAGTCGCTGTTCTCCGTCTGCTCACCTGATGGTTCGGCATCTGCATTGACACGCACAACGCGGATGTCAACCGGTGGTGCTGCAGTCAGGTCGATGCGATGAATGCGTTGATATAGATCAGCCGTGCGGCCTTTGATCTCACTTTCAACAACAGTTGAGAATGGTCCACCGCTGTATGACGTTTGAATCCTGTATTGAATAACAGCGCCCTCAACGTCGCCGTTGTTTTTGAAGATCTGAAGCGCAGGCGTGCCGATCGTGACGCGCACAGCGTTGACATCAGGGTCAGTGATTGACCGCGTAACAGGAGAGTTATAGGTGACCTTGGTGTTGACGACTGTGGTGCTCTGGTTGGCGTCGCCTACGTTCTGCGTGTAAGTTTGATTCTGCGTGCCAGTGCGAAACTCAAAGACGCCGCCAGTTGTATCAAAGTTGTAATCAGAATCCTGAACAGCAGACGGGTCAGCGGTTGAGCGAAGAATTGGCGTGTTGTTGAGATAAACATCCTTCAACATCGCTCTGTTGTATTCCAGCGTGCCCAGCGTGTAACCACGAGCAGATGGGAATCCTTCAATCTCGCCTTCACAAAGAAGGTCAATGATCCGCGCTACCTGCCGTGAATCGAGATTGTCTTTTGTGACGTTTGCACTACCGCCACCACCGCCGCCACCACCGCCTTTGCCACCACCACCACCGCCGCCAGCACCAGCGATCAAACGCTTCGTCATGACGCAACCTCTTCAGTATTGATGCCAGCCGAAACGACAATACTTCCAGTAAACACTTCGCCGTAAATGATCGGCACAGGCACGCCCTGTCGTGAAACGTTTTGAATACCAGAGAAGCTGTACGACTTGCGCGGGTCGTTGTCACCGTCGGCGCCCTGTTGGATTGTTGGCGTAGGGGTCAGCATTTGAGCGACGCCCCCTAAGATCAAACTGGCGCCAATGCCGACGCCGATCGACACGGCCTGCGGGCCAAGCGTGAACAGACCGCCAGCCAGCGCAGCACCAGGCGCAAACAGCAGCGAGAATGCCACCAGCGCAACACCTGCCAAGATCTGCCCAACGCCCTCTGCACCAGCGATCACCGGGACAATCCTGATCGGCTCTTGGCTGGCAACAGGGAAGTGCAGGTGCTCTGGGTGATCGACCAGATCAAGCTGATTACGGCCCACGGTGACCTTGTAATCGCCCTCTGACAGCACACCGCGCAGGTCAGGGAAGTTGGCAAGCAGGAACCGGATCGCCTCGGCCGGTGTCTTCACAGCAGCCTTGAAACTGCGCTGCCCTAGATGCTTTGCCAGCTTGCCGTAAACCTTGATGACGCGGAACATCTCAACACCTGCTCCTGTGCCTGACGATCAAGCCTGTGCTCTTCTGATAGTAGCCACCCCAGATGTCACGGCTACTGAGCCGCCCACGCAAATGATGCAGGATGCGCTGCTCTCCCACATACACGGCCACATGGTTCAGGCCAGGTGACCCATCAAGCTGCATCAGGATCGCGTCGCCATACTCAGGCTCGTTGATGCCGTGATCCTCAAAGCCTGCCTCAGCAAAACACCGTTCAAACATGGGGGCATTGTGAAACTCAAGCAGCGACGCAGGCCGCTCCCAATCCGGCAGGTCAAGCGCCATCTCCTCCTTGTACCAATCCCGCACCAGCGTCCAGCAGTCGCTCACGCCCCACACCCATTCCCGCCCGATCAGCGGCGCCTGGTAACCCTCTGGCTCGATCTTGCACCACATCTCAGTGCCAGGGTTGCAGATGTGCCAGACCAGTCCAGACTTTTCGCAGGCCATACGATCGGCTTGACTTGGCTGCGCAGGTGTCTGCGGGTGGCTATGAAACACGGCGATCACCTCGCCAGCATCCTCTGCAGCGGCGTAATCGTCAGGGTCAAGGATGAAGAAGTCCTTAGCGGGTGCCAGGTTCTTGCAGGGCCAATACTGCTCGCGGCCTTTGATGACGACGACCAACCCGCACGCCTCGCGTGGTGCATCCTTGAGCGCATGTTCCAGCGCGTAGTGTTTCCAGTGTGTCATCCGTAGAACGTACCAGCGCTTGGGAATGATCCAAAGGGTAAGTCGTTGAACTCACCAAAGCGTTTTCTGCACGAGCTGATCCGCTTACCGCATACATCACGCAACGGGTCAACGGTGCCGGTCTGCACCAGAGGCTCGACAGCGCTGGCGTAACTGGATGTCCAGAGCGGGGTGTTGGCGCCTGTGTACACAATGAGCTGACCGGTCGTCGTAATGCTTAGCCGGTTGTTGCTGTTGCCGCTGACGCCTGTGATCTCATACTGCGGGCCTGCCTCCGTCAAGGTGCCCAGCGTTGGGTGATTGTTTCTGAACGGGTTGCCGCTGCTCAGGGTCTTGGGCAGGTTGATCACCTCGCCTTGGTAATAGCTACCTGTTGAGCTGCTGATCGACTGGCTGCTGATGATATTCCATGCAAACGACTCGCCTGTGTAATGGTCAACAGGCAGCGCAGCAGATGTGAAGGTGAATTGAACCGTAATCGTGCGACCGCTGACCGTGAACGTTTCTGTTTGCGTGTTAGTCAGTCCCGCACTTGCAGGCGATGATCCGACGCACTCCCAACCAAAGCCACCAGAGCGGCCGGTCTGACCATCGGTTGGATACCAACCAAGGAATGCCAAACCCGTTGGCGATGCGGTGCCGACTGTGTTGCTGGCCCAGATCGCGCTGCTGCCGTTGTAGATGACAAGGTTGCCATCGGCCTGCATTGTGATCCGCCAAGTGCCGTCACCACGGTTTGTTCCAGTTTGCCAGACAGGCACGTTCGCCTTGTTGTAGACCACGAAGTTGCCATCGGCCTGCATGAGTGCCCGATACCAGCCGTTCGACGAGACGATTGCGTCGCCTTCATTCAGTGTCTCGTTGACGTTGAGCTGAGCGCCAAATGCGGTTGAGTTGAAATTGGTTGCAGGTGTGGCCCCCAAGGCGTTGTCGTATTCGTCAAAGTAGTTGGTGCCTTCGTAACCGCACTCAGCGCTGCGATATTTCCATTGGCAAATGTTTGCGATCACCTGCCGTTTTGGTGCACGCACACCAGCAAGGTCGAACACTGCCGCCAGCTCAAACTCGACAACATCCCTGTTCTCAACTGACTTGCGGTCGATGTAGTAGATCTCGCGTGGCATTTCCTCGTCAGCCGGTACGCCATAAGGGTTGACGCCGCCCGCAAAGTTGTCAGGGTCAAGGAATCTGCTCAGCGTGCGGATCCTGATCACCTTCGCGCCTGTCAAATCGTTGCCAATCGTGAACTCGTTGACGCTGAGCAGCAGCGCTGAGATATTGCCGAGCAGGTTCGAGATCCGCACCTTCGGCCGTGGGAGCTGGCCAGTGCCGTTGTACTCAAAGCCCTCGACCTCGATCGGTAGTGCTTGGTATGGCTTGCCCTTCCAGATGATGTTTCCTGTTGGTGTAGCTTGATTGGCACCAGGGTGGAAGTAAACGATCTCAGTCGTGCCGTGCAGCGAAGCGTCAAGATGCAGCTCGAACAGCTCGATAATCGCGTAAGGATTGGAGCTGAGCAGCTCCTGAAACATCTCGCTCATGGCTCAAACACCTGCACAAACGTGGCGGTGATGATATTGATATTTGCGTATTGAAGTTCCCTGCTCCAATTAGGGCAAATGTATTTACCAGCATTGCCACCGGCTGGCGGCGTCCAATCAAAGGCAGCGGCATCATTAGCTCTTGCGTCAAAAAATGCTTCAATTGCATCGGCATCAGCGTTGCTCTTGGCTGTCCAGGTCAGATCCCAAACCTTTGGATTTTGATTCAATCCATAACGCAAACGCTGCTCATAGCCGTCACCAAACTTAACGGTGCGAATCTTGGGTTCACTTTTCTTGATCAGGCTGAAGTCAGGCGTTGTACCGCCGCTACTTGTGCCAACTGTTGCGTCGTTGAAAGTGGCCATTATGCGAGCAGGCCTCCAGGACGCTTCTGCCTGATCAATTCTTGCTGCACTGCAGCACCCACAACACGACCCAAGGCATTTGCATCACTATTGTCGCCCTGGACTTTCGAGCCGGTAGCGTCAACGTTCACGACAACAGTTGCATTCCCGCCGCCCCTCATCGTAACTGGGATTGAGCGTCCGTCAGGTAGCGGCACATACGCCTCAGAGCGTGCACCTTCCCCGAACACGGCAAACTGAGGTGAGTTGGCAATACCACCATTGGCGTACTTCTTGAGCTGCATCGGCCCGTAAGGGGTCATGATGCCGCCCATCGCAAAGCCAGTGAAGAAATTAGATCCACCAGTTGTCAAAGAACCCAATCCAAAATTAGCCGCAGATGGCATGCCGGAAATATTCATTAGACCTTTAGTTCCTAGGAATCCATCTTTGAAAAGACCGCCGCCGAATCCAAGTGCTTGCATAATCGATTTGAGCACTAATTGTTGAATAATCATCCTGGCTGTATCGGCCAAGATTGATGCTGCAAATTGCCTGAAGTTCAAAGTGCCAGTTGTTGCAAGTTGGACCATTGAGTCCTCAACGCCTTTAAATCCTTTTTCTGCCAAAGAGGTGAGCGCTTCATCAACGCGGCCAATGCCATTTAAATAATTCTGGACTCCAGCATCAAAAGCTGTTGTTTCTGTAAAGCCAAACTGTGCTTTTGACAAAGCTTCTTCAAAGCTAAGTTGACCCAGCGCTTCGTTTCGCTGTCGCTCCGCCCTAGCACCTAAGGCTCTCAAATACTGCTGGGCAAGACCGCTTTTATCTGCATTGACTAATCCCTCAAACATTACACGACCGCCAGTTAGCTGACGCAATTCTTTAATTGTTTTATTGAGATCTTTTCCCTCGTCATTGATTTCATTTAATGCTTCGAGAAATTTGCGCTCAATTGCTTGTTCCGCTGTTTCCCCAATCCCAGTCGTCTCTAGATTTACATCACGAATCATGCGACGTAATTTCTCTGCAAGATCTGCACCGCGTTCAAGTCCGCGATTGTAATCACGAAGAATTTTTTCTTGCTCTCGATCGGCTTTGCTTTTCTTTTCTTTTGCTGCTTCTGGAGAAATGCCAGGAAGCCTTGATGGGGGTTCAGCTTGGCCAGCACTGACTGCAGCCTCAGCGGCCTTCAAAGCATCACGTTCCGCTGTCAATTGAATGCGACGTGCTTCTAGGTTTTTGATCAGACGCTCTTGGAAGCCACGACCTTCGCCGGAGTCACGCAAGCGATAGTATCCAGCCAACTGTTGATCAAGAATTGTTATTTTGCTGTTGAGTTCAGTGATTTGTTGTGCACGATCTTTGCCGAGGCCGAGGAATTGATTTAATTTTTTCGTGGCCGCGTCAATAGCATTAACAATAGCGGCAAAAATTGTTTGAAAAAATGCGCCAATAGGCTTCAGTAATGTGCCGACACTTTGTTGCAGTCGAGCCAATGATGTTTTAAGGCGGTCACCCGCTGCGTCGGGTCCGTCAGCAATAATTTTTGCATTTTCACCATATGTAGCAAATAATTTTTCAGCAAACTTTTGGAAATCGAGAAGGCTTACCTGACCCTTTTCAAGTGCTTTATCAAGCTCCTGAGGTGTCATGCCGATTGATTCAGCAAACAAACTAAAAGCACCAGGCAGCCGCTCACCAATCTGTTGCCTTAATTCTTCAGCACTAACCTTACCTTTGCTGAATACCTGAGAGGTTGCCGTCAATGCAGAGTCAAGCTGCTCGAGGCTTCCGCCAGTACCTCTAATGCCGGAGGCGACACCAATGAACGCTTTCTCCGCATCACGAACATTGCCACCAGCACCTTTAACAGATGCCGTCAACTGAGTAAATTGACGAGTCAGGATATCCTGCGGGATCGCAAGGCTTCGGCTTGTTTTATCAATGAATCCAAGAGCGCGTTCATATTCGCCTGCATTTTTTGTGACAAGTCTTAAGGCTTGTTGTTGTTTTGACAGGTCAGCGGCATACGTTGCAGTGGCTCCTAACCCTTGACGTACCTGTCCAACCTGTGCACCAATTGCGCCGCCAACGATTGATCCCGGGACGCCGCCAACAATGCCACCTATAGCAGCACCAGCACCGCCTTCAAGGCCGCCAAAGACGCCAGCACCAGCAATTGTGCCTGCAATCTGCGCAGCGCCTGCAAGACGCCCACGACCACCAGGCTGAACTTTCCTCAGTTGCGCATCAAGTTTTGCCGCCTCAGCAGACGCTTGTTTGAATTCAGCACTACCAAGCTCAACGCTGTTCGCAATCTCACGCCATGCATTTGCATAACCTTTGAGATTGTTGATGCTATTTGCAGAGTTTTGCTGTATTTTGCGAAGCTCATCAGATGCTTCTTTGAAATTGATATTTGTTGCAGCCGTCTGTTGCGCCAGGTTTTTTAGCGTGCCCTGAAGCCTCGTGAGCTGCTCACCGCCCTG